TTGGAAGCACCTGATAGATAGAAAAAGTATTGAATGCATCCAGCCACTCTTCCGGTGTATCAGGAATATTCGGATCTGCATGCTTTGCCATAACATAGGCAATATTTTCAAACATCTCCAAAGAGAAAAGGTCAAGATTAGAAACCTCTTCTGTATTGCTATCAATCGCCTTCTCCAAAGAAGCCAAATCCTTATAGATATCTCTCTGGAATTTCATTCTGTATATTCTCGGAATCGCAGCACTTGCTCTGAAAGGCACCTGCTTTCCGTCAATTTCGATATTCTTAACCATGCTCATAAAATAAGCCCTCACTTTCCACATTAAGCAAAAGAGCCAGGACATTTCTGCCCCAGCTCATCGCTCTTACTCTTCATCTGTGTTCACACCGGTAAGTGTAGGCATGTAAACAGCCTTGTACCAATCGGCATAAACTGTACTGTCTGTCTCATTACCAGTCTTAGACTTAACCACACCGGAAGGAAGTGGTGTTGCCTTAATGGTAAGAGTTTCTGTCTGTACCTCTCTGCTCTCTTCGTTTGTCTTACCCTCGATACCAGGTCTTGAAGCGGAACAATTGTAAAGTACGTGACGGATATGCTTCACATCGCCATCAAACTCAAAAAGCAATGCAAACGCATTTAATTCTGAATTCGCATTCTCGATAAGAACCTTGTTATCATCCAAAGTTTCATTGAGTACGGATACTCTGAAATCCTCAGGAATAATCGCAAGTTCCAAATCACCATCGTAGCCCATGTTGTTATTAATAACGTAATAAGCTACACCGTCTGCATAAAAGTTCTCCGGTTCACCATTGGCATCCAGAGAGATAGAAACCGCACCAGGTAATGCAACAGGAGTATCAAAGGAAACAACTCCTTCCTCACTCACTTTGAGCATTGCATAGTGGGCATTCTTAAGATTGTATTTGACCTTATTCTTAGCCATTATTCAAACCCTCCATTTCAAAACTGTACATGACCTCATAAAGCTTCTCGCTCTGGATCCATGTTTCCGACTTGTTATAAAAAATCTCATGTCCATCTAGGACACCTTCCACCCTTGATTCCAAATCCAAATCTTTGAAATCGGTGTACATCTCAATCCTGACTTCATTCATCTTGAAATACACCTTGCCATCAGCAGCAAAGTTATCACTGCCTGGAATCAGATAACAGATGAATGGCGGCTCAGGACTTTCTCCCTCTGCAAAGTGATCATAAGCAAAGGGAATATTCATTTCCTGCAGCATCTCCACTATATTTTCTATTGTCATTTCAATGCCGCCTCCACTTCTCTTTCCAAAAGTTCAGCTGCAGCTGCTTCTGCCGGACCGATATGCGGAAAGGCTCTCGTTCTGCCACCACCACGCTTGGCATGTCCAAATTCAAGCAGGTGAGCCAGCTGATATCGATTCTTGGAATGCACTGTGACTTCCATCGCATTTGCATTTTCCTTTGTAGTCTTAACCGCCCAGCTCTTTTTATATTTTCCTGTTCTTACAGGAGCACCTGCCTGTACATCACTTTTGGCTTTATTGCCTGCTTTCTTCACAGCGGCCTTCATATCCTCTGTTGCGAGGTCAGCGTATTCCTGCAAACCTTCCATAATGACATGAGCCATCTGATCCACTTTGCATCTATCCGTTGCCATGCTTACCGCCTCACTTTCCTACAGCTGAATTTCAGACACTTTTTCCTGAAATTCATATGATCCACATTCGTGATATCATAAATCTCATCCTTAAAAATAACCCTGTGGGTAGTAGAACTAATCTCAGATGCCTTCTGACAGTATCTGATTGTTACCGTCATACCCACATCCTCAACAATAGTTCCGGCCTCTTCCTTTTCCTTTGAACTTGCCATACCCTCACCGCCAATCGTTGCATGACAGGTATAGAAATCTTCCCATCCGTTCTTATGATTTCCGATAGAATCTGTAATCACAGTATTCTTCTGGAAGGTTACTTTTTCGTTCATCAAAGACACATTCAAAGCAATCCCTCCCATCAAAACCCCGGTGTTCTTATTCCAAACAGCAATGCTCTCAGTCCAACAGTAAGTGCTCTATGATCTGCATCCTCACGGTGCTCATACAGATAAGCCACTGCATACATAACCGCAATCTTACTCACAGGCTGTTTCTCAAACTCTTCAAGGTCTGTAAACCTTGCCACATCCATACATATCTGCTGGCTTTGTGCAATGATGCCTTCAAGCAGTGCATCATCGTCAGTAAAGTCCACCCTCAGATAATTCTTCATTTCGTCTAATGTCACTACCATCAGCATCACCTCACGATAAAGGGAGCCGCTTATCACGACTCCCCACAATCACCAGTTAATCTTATGAAGAAGATCCGCTCTTCATCTGAAGAACCTTGATAGCCTCAGGAAGAATAAGCTTACCATCGACTCTCTGAGTTCCCATGAATCCCACCTGACCATTCGCAGCATAAAGCTCGGACAGCTTCTTGAAGGTTCTGCCCTGACGGTCTGCAATCCAGTAATACTTGAAATCACCGAAGGCGATAGTCTTTGCACCGGCAGCCGCTGTAGGCATGAATGCAGAAGTCTTCACAGGTCTTCCAAGGATCGTGTCCGGAGTACCTGCAACCAGAGAAGGCTGCCATAAATACTGACCAGTAGTATCCTTAAGCTTACGGATCTGCTTCACAGTCGCATCATTCAGTAACCAAACCGCATTCTTACGGTAAGGCGCCTTCAGGCTGTAGAAAAGGTCAATCACCTCATCTGCAGTAATGGCAGTTGCAGAAGCTGCAGTCACACCAACCTCAGCACCACCGGCTGCTGCAAGAATACCAAGCGGCTTGCCCTTGCCATCGCCATTGAAGAAGGACTCTTCCTCTCTTGCACCGATACGTCTTGCAAATTCCTTGGAAATATATGCTTCAAGGTCAAACACGCTATCCGCAAGAAGTTCTTCGGAAACCTTAATCATGGTACCAAGCTTGTAAGCACCGATAGATACCTGGCTGAATGCATCATCAGATTCCTGATAAGCACCCTCCTCATCTACCCAGCTTGCAGAACCCTTTGATGCCACAACGGGAATCTTACGGTCACCGCTGGAAGTACGAATCACATGGGCAAGAGTACGGAATACATTCTCTTCCTCAAGTGCTTCCACCAAAGTTCTCTCAAACTCATCAGGTACAAGATAGCCGCCCTCAGAGTCAGTACCTTCCTGAAGTGCATTAAGCACAGAAGGCATCGGAGCCTTTACTCTCATCGCATTCCAGAACGAACCCTTATACTCATCAGAAGCACGACCACTCTTTTCTTTCTCATCCTTCCCCATCATAGCACCAGGCTTACCGGTAAGCGGAGTGCTGGTAGCCTTGGAAAGTTCTGCATCAATGGCAACCTGTCTCTCCAGTCTCTCAATCTCCTTACCAAGATTCATAACATCCTGCTCCATCTTGTCGTAGGTCGCAGTATCTTCCTCGGAGAGCATACCGTCTGCGCCTCTCTTGGCATCCAGAAACTGCTTTGCAGCATCCCATGCCTTTGCTCTTTTCTCTCTCAGTTCTAAAATCTTACTCATTGTTCGTTTCCTCCCTTAATGTGATAACAATCTAAGTCTCTTCTCCAGCTGATCTACCGAAGTACGCTTCTCTACTGGTTTCTTAGGTGGAATCAGTTTGGAAAGCATGGAATTCATAACCGCCTGTCTTGAAAACATCACAGGAGCGCTCATCTCATCACTAACAGCCATTCCCTCACCAGCATCATTAGTTACATCACCCTGTCCATCGCTGAACAGGATCTTATCTGCAAAGCCAAGCTCAACTGCTTTTTTCGCATTGAACCAGTTCTCAGCATCCATAAGCTTTGAAATCTTGTCTCTTGCAAGACCAGTCTTGATCTCATAAGCATTCATAATGGATTCCTTCACTTCATCCAGCATCTTCACCGCTTTCTTCATTTCCTCAGAATCTCCGATTGCGATAGTCGCAGGATTGTGAATCATCATCATTGCAACAGGACTCATTTCCACCGTAGTTCCAGCCATAGCAATCACAGATGCCGCGGAAGCAGCAAGCCCGTCAATCTTAACTGTCACATCGTATGGATAATCCATCAGCATGTTGTAAATCTGAGCCGCAGCAAATACATCACCGCCGGGCGAATTGATCCAGACTGAAATCGGACCTTTACCCATGTTCAGCTCATCCTTGAAAATCTTTGGAGTAACTTCATCCCCATACCAGGTTTCATCTGAAATCTCCCCATTCAAAAAGAGCGTTCTCATTTCAGAGCCGCTCTCATCCTGGTTCTGTATCCAGTTCCAAAATTTTCTCTTCATTAACTGTATCCTCTCTTTCTCTGCTCAGGTGGCTTATCCCTGCTTTGAGTCTCTTCCGGCTCTGAAGCAGTAGATTCAGATGCACCTGCAGCAAATATTCCTGCATCCGCAAGCTTCGTCATATTTCCATTGATGAGATACAAATCACCACCGGCCTCTTCCGGAATGCGGTCAAGGTTTTCAAGCTCACGGATATCATTCGCTGACATCCAGCCGTTCTGCCTTGCTGTTGCATAACCGTTCATTCGGCTCTGGTAATCTCCCCTAAGCAAACCATCTACATTGAACTTAAAGAAATAGGTTTTCTTCTCTTCCTGCGTAAGAAGGGCTCTGACCATAGCCTGCTCCCATCTTGCCACCCAGGGATCCAAAGTATATTTCACAAATTCAAGTGACTGCTGCTCAATATTAGAAAAGCTCGACTTCTCCAAGTCACCGACCATGTGGGGCGGTACCCTAAAGATTCGAGCTATCTCATCAATCTGAAATTTTCTTGTTTCCAAAAACTGTGCTTCATTCGGACTAATGGAAATCGGCGTGTACTTCATTCCCTCTTCCAGAACCGCAACCTTATTGGCATTGGCAGAACCACCAAAGGTTGACTGCCAGCTCTCACGCACTCTGGAAGGATCCTTAATGGTTTCCGGATGCTCCAACACACCAGACGGAGCTGCACCATTGGCAAAGAACTTTGCTCCATACTCTTCACAGGCAATCGCCATACCAATCGCATTTTTTGCCATTGCGATAGGACTGTAGCCCACAAGACCATCAAAGCCTAACCCCGGAATGTGAAGTACATCATGCGGTTGCAATCTCACTGTCGTACCCTTCATAGTATGAGCATCATCAGTATTCATGTAATACTCATAATAAAGCTGACCGTTCTCATCACGATTGACTGTCATTCGGTCAGGCATCAGCGGATAAAGTGCAATAATCTCGCCCCTTGCATTTCGAATAATCTGACTGTACGCATTCCCCCAAAGAAGCAAATGCGTCATCAAAGTCTCACGGAATACAAAGCTTGTCATCTCCGGGTTCGGCTCATCATGAAGCAAAAAATAAAGAGGATGATCCACCGCCTTTTCCTTACCACCATCTGCTGTATATCTGTAAAACTGTAAAGGAAGTCCGGCCACCGCCTCCGATAATATCCTCACACAGGAATACACTGCCGTCATCTGCATCGCTGTTCTTTCATTTACTCTTTTTCCAGAAGTACTTCCACCCATAAAAAATGAATACGCACTACCGGAAGTTCTATCTGTGGGAGCATCCCTGCCCCGAAATATGCTGCTTATACTATTGAACAATCCCATATCTCACTATCTCCTTATCTGATGTTAAAACACCAACAATCCTCTCTCATCATAAACACTTCCCTGCGGCTCACCCTGGTTTCTCAGGCATCTGTCCAGAGCCATAATGGAAGCAACAATTCCATCAATCTTTTCCTTTGACTTAGCTTTGGTAACCTTAATGTTCTCTGCAGCATCAGTCTCAATCACAACGTTTCCAGCCATCCATCGAAGCACCGGATGTCCTGCATGAACAATCTGCCCTTCCATCAGAAGTCTGTAGAATTCCTTGGTCGGCGTACTCATACTTGCAAATCCCTGTCCAAAGGGCACCATTGTAAATCCGGCATCTTCCAGATTCTGAATCATATGAGTCGCATTCCATCTGTCCACTGCAATTTCCAAGATGTGATACTTCTCACCCAAATCACAGATGAACTTCTCGATGAAATCATAATGAATCACATTTCCTTCTGTAGCCATTAAGTGCCCCTGCTTCTCCCATATATCATACGGAACCGAATTCGCCTTCACCCTCTGAGGAATCGTTTCTTCCGGCACCCAAAAGAACGGCACCAGAATGTACTTTTCATTCGCATTTCTCGGTGGAAATATAAGTACCAGAGCAGTAATATCTCCTGTACTTGAAAGGTCAAGTCCTGCATAACAGTCTCTTCCCTCCAGCAATCTCATATCTATAGGCTCATTGCCTTTCATAAAAATCGCATCAGGAATCCATGATGTTGTTGAACTAACCCACATATTCATACGAAGCCACTTAAATGTGACTTCATCAGCCGGATTTTGCTTTGCCTCACGGTAAGCATCTCTCAGTCTCTCAATATCAACCGTATATCCAAGAGAAGGATTTACCTTGTACCAGTTTGCTTCATCTTCCCAGTCCTCATCATCCTTCAGTCCATAGACCACCGGATAAAATGTCGGATCCACACGTCTGCCTTCCAAAATATCAACTGCCTTGGTATGTAACTCAAAAGCAATCGAATGTCTGTCATTACCTGCAGTAGTGATAATAAAGTGAAGCGGATTCTGTCTCGCATCAGAACTGTATTTTGTTAGCACATCGTATAACTGACGATTCGGCTGTGTATGAATTTCATCGAACACAAGTCCCGAAATCGAAAAACCGTGCTTACTTCCAACCTCTGCAGATAACACCTGATAAAACCCGGCATTACCATAATTGACGATACGTTTTGTGGCTGACATCAGCTTGCTTCTCTTCATAAGAGCCGGTGACATCTCAACCATCTGACGGGCAACATCAAATACGATTGATGCCTGCTGCCTATCTGCTGCTGCACCATATACTTCAGCACTTGGTTCATTGTCTGCATACAATAAATAAAGAGCGATAGCTGCTGCCAATTCGCTCTTACCTACCTTCTTACAAATCTCAACAAAGGCTGTTCTAAATTGTCTGTTTCCATCAGCTTTAACAATGCCGAAGATATCTCTGATCAGCTGCTCCTGCCAAGGTAATAACCAGAACCTTGTACCAGCCCACTTGCCTTTTGTGTGACATAGATTTTCAATAAAGGTTACTGCTCTATCCGCTTTCTTCTTATTATAATGAGAAGTCGGAAGCATAAATCTTGTCGGCTTATAATTTTTCAGCTTTGGGTAATCCTTAGGCCTTGTTTCCTTTGCCATTAAGAATCACCCCCAAGTAAAGCCTCCATCTCATCTTCTGACTCCTGCCCTTTACTATTACCTGCAATAATTCTGCTTCGTGAAGATGGCGTAAGACCAAACTCTGATGCCGCCTGCAGCATCAACTTCTGATTGGTATTTGCAATTCCAACCCACGGAGTCTGCTGCTGATATCCTTTATCAGTTTCAAAGGTCGAGCCACCAGAGGTAATGTGCTCTTGAGCTTCCTTCCATCTTGCATATGACTGACAATATGCAGCAAATGCTACCATATCAACTTCTGTAAGAACACCCATCTGATTCATCAGTTCAGCCAGGCGTTCCCATTCCTTCTTTGCTTCTGGCATTAACCAGTCAGGACAAGTAGGCATTCCCTTTGCTGGAACAGGCTCATTCTTATTCAGTTTTCTTTTTCCAGGATTGCCTTCCAGCTTCTTAACAGCTGTAGGCTTCGGTTTTCTTCCTGCCATTGGAATTCCTCCTTCCTTAATTTTTGCATAATAAAAGCGCCTGCATTTCTACAAGCGCCTTTCAGACTTTATTATGATATTATTTCAGCAAATCCAACAATGTGTATTCACCCTTTTGTACTTTCGACATCTCATGATACTTCTTTATTGCCGCCACAAGAACTATTGGATCACTAAAATAACTCTTCACAAAATCATATGATTTTACTTCTGCCATTTTCAGATCTTCTTTGCAAAAGCTGCTTGGCTTCTTCCCGGATTTTTTGAATTCTTTGTACTTATCTTCATTAAAAATAATTAGCATCTCAATTTCCGGTGCCGTAATTACATTTATGACATCCACCTTACCGGCATAGGCTTTACTTAACTTGAAGTTTTCGCGTCTTGAATCAAGAATCCTTATTACAGAAATTTTATCCATAAATCCTTTTCTCAAGTACTTTTCTTCAAATTTCTTGCCTTCTCTGCAGCGAATTATCTCTTCCTCAATCATTTCTTCTCTGGAAAAGATTAATAGGTTATGATCCAGAAGGATATCCATGATTGCATTTTCAGCTGATCCCTCACAGATACATGCCTTATATCTGGCTAATTCCATAGGCACCTCCTAAACAAGAGCTGCAGCAATGCTTTTCTTTAGCCGCATGTATGCCTCGTATGTTGGAGTTGTGCCTTCAAGGAAACCACTTTGATATGCATCACTCTTTTTAATATCATTTCTTTTCAGGATATTAGACAGATTTTCAACTGTAATACCATTGCGGTTTCTGGTAATGAATATGCTATCGTTTCGATCATACTCATCCAACAGCTCTGGATAATGTGTTGAGAAAATAAGTGTTCCACCATTCTTATTCAACTTACTGTCCATAAAGAAACGCATCAGAGTTGTTACAATTTCTTTATTGAAGTGGTTCTCCACTTCATCTACTACAATATATCCACCGCTTTGTAACACTTCCTGTGCCAAAGTGAAAGTTATCATACCTTTAACAGTACCCGAAGAAAGATAATTATTAAGCTCCACCGGATTATTAAGAATGATTTCCTCTTTCTCTTTGAACTTTAGATGAATAATCTGCTTCTTATCTTTTTCATCAAAATGTAAACTTTCAATTGTCGGATCAAGGAATGTAATTACCTCTGCCGGAATATCTTCAGAAAACGGAAGAACGTTTACATTTGTAAATTTGAGAAGATTAACGATACGAACATGCTCTTTCGTTTTCTTATTCCGAGCAATCATAATACTTACATCATCAGATAAAAACTCTTCCTGACTGCTTCTAATGATTGCCGGATCTCTTCCTTCGAAATCCAGCATAGTTTTACGGGTCGTTACCTCATCAGTACTCTTAGTCCACAGAGATTCCGAAACAATTCTATAGCTTACTCCTTCCGATTTGCTTTTCCCCGCAGTAATAATCGTCTCCAATCTGCAGACCTCTTTTGTCTTTCTAGAAAAGAAATACGTATTTAACTTAACCTCTTCCCCATCTCCCAAAATATCTCTGGTCTCTATATGGTTGATTGGTTCATTATTTAGCAATTCCAGAACAAGCAAAATCACCTTCAATACAGAAGTCTTTCCTGAAGCATTAATTCCAATAAATCCATTGGCTGAATTCAAATATATATTTGAAAATAATGAGGACAATATGTTTTTGTGTTCTTCTGCCACTCTCTGCTGTGCATAAAAGTTCAAATCCAGTTTTTCTTTAAAAAGCGGTAACCCTTCCGCTGTGATACGAAGAAGTTTCATAACTACCTCCAAATTTATTTACGCGTTTTACGTTTTTAATTTCCATTTAGAAGTAGTATATCACCAATTTTCAAAATTATCAACGGATTTTACGTTTTTATTTTTCAGATATGTTTTGTATACCCCCATATTCAATTTTGCGACTGCGCACAAAAGACCCACCCGCCGTTCTATAGGAGACGGATCTGTAGAGATTTGAATCGCCCCTACCCTCGTCCTCACAAGCTTCATATCACTCGCTTTCATGCATGCACAAAAGCTCGTTCATTACGCTGCTCGTCCTCTTCCCACGAAGCAGGCTTCGCGGGAGCCCTAACGGTCATGCCAACGGTCTCCTCTCTTTGCATGAATCTGTGAATGACACGACTTGCACAACGCAATCAGATTGCTCCGATCATGTGTGCCACCTTCACTCAAAGGAAGCTTGTGGTGGACCTCTTCTACCGGAACCAGAACTCCACGCTCATAACACTTCTCACAGAACGGATGCTCTGCTGCATCCTTATCACGTATTCTTTTCCATGCTCTGCCGTATCGGCGTTTGGTCTGCTTATCTCTGCTGAATTTTTCATAATTGCTGTTTGTTTTTCTTGCATGCTCTTCACAGTATCGTCCGGTTACTAATGCAGGGCAGCCTGGATAAGCACACGGTTTCTTAGGTTTGCTTGGCACTGTTACACCTCCATGCCACTCGAAAACAAGTTTTCTCGTTGTCGCAGTGCTCCTCAAATGCTCATGCAAGCATGGCATTTGCATCGCTACTCGCGCATAATAAAAGCCCTGGAAGTTTTTGGCTCCCAAGGCTCTGCTCTGTCGTACACTTTCGACACTATCATAATAACATATGTGCTTATGCCATGTTGGGACAAAGTGTGCCAACCTTATTCCAGTACAATAAAATTATTAAGTGCCGATGCATGAATACGGTGTACAGTTCTGTAAGAAACATTCAGTTCATAGGAAATATCTTCCCAGCTCTCATTCTTAAGATATCGGTACTTAAGAAGAAGTCTTTCCTCCGGATTCTCCATCTTCTCAATCGCTGCATTGATTTCTGAACGAAGTTCCACCAGTATGTTTATCTTCTTATCAATCTTCTGCTCGTACTCCCATATCTTTTCAATGGTCTTAATGAACGGAGCTTCCAGATTTCTATTCGGATTCGTACCAATCTTTTCACCATAAGAACATCCCTGTATAGTACCTCTCATCTCACGAAGCTGTTCCAGCTCCTTTACTTCAACCTGTATCTGCTTATCCAAAAGATATGCCTGCTTCAAATACTCTTTCGCTGTCATATGCACCTCCGATAAAATAAAGATTTCCCTCGGATTTACTCTGATTGTCTTATTTCGTCCTGAAGCTTACGGATCAGAAACTCTCCATCCACAGCCGTCAGCTGTTGATACCACGAACTTCTGAAAAACTTCTCAATCTGTAAAGCCTCATCTATTGCTGTCTTGCTCTTTGGATTACGCTTTACCCTTTTGAGTGCGGCTCTATAATCAGAAACCGCACTCAGTATAATGGCATTAGCAAGACTTTCATATGGATTTTCCGTCTGATTCTTACCTACCATGCGTTACCCTCGCTTTTACTGCAGCAATCAATCTATTTTGTGTCATATCCTTATTGGCCAAAGCCTTCATCCGTCAAAGCTCCCGAATGACTGCGAAGCTTCATTACCATATCAATCGAAACCTTGGTCTTCTTTTCCTTAATCACGCTATACACCATATTCTGTTCTTCCTCCGGAAGAAA